TGCCTCACCACACACCGATGTTAGGCCTTTGGCATTTAGCTAAGGCCGTTTCTGAGACAGTACTGTCTTTGTTTTATTTGGATAAGTCGTTGACCCCCAAAACCGATGAGGCGAAGGAACCCTCTGACGGAGTAGGCTCGGGCAACCTCGATTATGTCCTTGTAGACACAGCGGTACCCAAAAACAAAACAAAAAGCCCGAATGGGCAAACAAATTGTCTCACAAACATCAGTGTCCCTGTTATTTCACGTTTCGAGCTCAAGGAGAGTTGGATTGTCAGTTCGCGAGGATATGAGGTAGATCTTCCCCGGGTAGGTGGGGTACATCGACCTGAAGATGAGTCGGTCAGCATCGATGGGCGGTCCCAAGCCCTTGTAGCTGGAGGGGTCCCACAGACGGCGGTTGTGATTCACCATCCTTTTCTTTTCCCACGCGCGATGCTTTTCTGCGTCGCGTTTGTCGTCCTGGGAGGCTTCCCCTTCGGGGTGGAGTCTGCTAAGGTTGACGGTGGAGTCAAAGAGAAGGTTGATGCATTCCGCCGCCATCAACCCCTCGTACACTTCCTCCCCCTGTATGTCGGGGAGTTCCGCGTACTCTGGCTCTGGGACCCGCCGCGAGGCGAGGTCCCAGACTTTCCATGGGACGTCCCTCTGGACGGCGGAGTCGATTGGTCTCTTCTTCTTCCAATTCCTCAGAATCATTCCTGCTACTCGCAGGTCTGTTTCCGAAGGGTGGAGGAAGCCGATGAGACCGACTCCGCCAATCCAGGTAGGGACGGCCCAGGGTGTGCATCCGTATGCAGCCAGGATGCTTCGGTGCTTCTCGATGAAGATCTTGTGCAACCTCTCATGGAGATGATCTGGGGCAAGTTCGAGGAGTTTCCGGTAGCGGGTGCCGATGTCGTTACTTGGTTCCTGCCGTCCTTTCAAGGTGACGGCCCCGCCGGACCGCTTCAGTCCGGCCAGGAGACCCATGTTCACGTACTTCACCTGCTCGTAGGGGAGTTGGCGCGTAACTGCTCGGCCACGGTTGGTCTCGGTAAACGTTCGGAGAGACTCACGTTTGTACGTGAAGATTGTCGAGTTGATCTCGACGAATTCACGCGAAAAGTAAGTCTTTCCTACCGATTCCTTGAGACCCATCGCGGCAGAGATCAGAGTCCACCATCTCTTCCCTCTTTCTGTGCATTTGGTAGCGTTGTCATCGCCGTTGATGGCGATTGGTGCGTCTTTGAGTGGGATGTTCCTGCCTTGATCTTTCTCGCAGGACAGTCTCGCTACGCACCCAACAGCGATGCAGAGAACTGGAAAGCTGACATTACTCCCCATCAACTGCCCCCTTGTCTGCCTTCGGAGGGTTCTCTCGCCTGTAGTTGGGTCCTTGACCTCGAAGAGGTGTTCCGTCAGTGCTTCGAGGAACTTCTGCCGCTCCAATTCGGTCAGCTTCAGCCGGTCCGCTACTCTCGTAGCGATTCTCCGACTGACCCAGCTGAACATGTTGTCAGTAGCAGCCTCGTAGTCTCCACTGAGGAACCCTTGCTTCGGGCCCAACTCACGTCCAAGGCGATTGAGCAGATACTCTTCAGAACACGGCTCTCCAATCAACTGGAAAGCCGGGTGGTTCCTCAGTGTGTCATGCATCTTCCGGCGGACGCATTCCAACATTGTGTAGGTGAATGGCGGTCCTTTCGTGATCATGCGAACCTTCAGTGGTTCGGCCAAGGCAACTGGTTCTACAATCGGCTGCTCCTTGGCGGCAACTTGGCCGAGGCGCGTCCAGAACTCCTGGTACGCCCCGACCCAGCCGCCTATGATATCGTGCTTACCGCGTACATCTTCATCTTCGTTGGATATGTGCTCATCTCTATGATCCTCGCGATCCAACTCTATCAATTCTTGAGCTTTCTTTGTCTCTACTGTGGTGTAACCCCCGGGCCTACGCAGGCTCTTGAGCAGGTCGGGGTGTTCCAGGATTGCGCCAACGGCTCCACCGTTGTTCCTGCTGCGGATGTAGTTGGCGCTGGTACTAGGGAAGACGGCCCGGAGTCTTTCCTCCATCGTGAATGGGATGTCCCTCCTCTCTACGACTTCCCCGTTCTTTTTGATCGGGATAGTGAACAGTTCATCGACTGTTCTATCGAGTTGGATTTCCAGCTCGGCCTTCGTGATTGTGAGGGCATCGTCGTGGTTTTCCATTCCCTTGGAGATGTGATCTTCTGGACCGGTCTCTACCCAGCTTCCTTTGGCTTCATCGGGGATCTCCGTGGTCATCAGGATGCCGAACTCCTCCTCTTTCTGCTTCAATGTGGCCTTTGCCACTCTTGGCATCCCCTTCTTGGCCTGCTTCAACGAGGCCAGGAAGGAGAGTCTCTCGCGTCCCTTCAGGCGAGACATTTGCAGATCGTGGAAGCGTCCGAGCCTTCCACCACAGAGCTTGTTCGGCTCGTCCTGGACACTTGGATAAGGGCAGCGAGGCAGGGGCTGTGCGGTATGGCTGGCGAAAAAGGCTGCAAGTTTGTACTTTGCGACCTTCACCCAGTTACCACCGCACGCCTCTGCCATGGCGGCCCATCTCCTAAGTGTCACGCTCGAGTCCCACTCCCCCTCGAAGCCATAAATCCTGGACACATCACAGAGCACAGTGAGACATTCGTGAATGGCGATAGTCACCTCCTCCGACCCTACTAGAGGGGGTATGGGGGTGACCATGTGGAGTAAACCTACTACCAAG